TGAAATGGCAATCCCGCCTCACACCAGGCGTGAAATGGCAAACTTCGCTAAGAAGCGGAAGGAAGAGAGAAGAAAGAAGAAACAAACAATACCCGTAGAGGAGCTATACCCCAAATCTCTTGACAGTTCAAGTGAATAGCGATGTCTAGCGGCGACGAAGTAAAATATGGTAATCTGTCGAAAAAGATATTATTTTGCGAGACGGATCACCGACATGCGCAATTGCTTATTCGATTAAAGCATGATAACTTAAAGCAGTCAGATTTTTTGCGTCATTTAGTGACGGGATATCTTGACGGAGACGAGAGAATAGTAAGTTATATTGATGAGGTTAAACCAATGGCGAAATTGAAAAAAGCAAAATCTAAGAAATTAAGACAAAAAGGAGAACAAACACTTAAGGACTTCTCTTTGTCTTCAACGGAGGTGGAAGATATATTTGATTTACTTGAAGAGGAGTTCGAACAGTTATGAGTGGAAATAAAGATGGATTATTGAAGTGTTCTAGATATTGTATGGAGAATGAAATATGTTGTGAGGAAAGTGAATGTCGTCTTTGGATAGATTTTAAAAAAGAACAAAATTGCTGCTTAATATCCACTTATGAAAATGGCAGAATGACACTCAGAGAGGTAGCTGAACGTTTAGGTGTCTCTTTTGCGAGGATAAAACAAATAGAAACAAAGGCACTTGAAAAGTTAAAAAAACGAACAACATTATCTGGTTTGCTTTTTTAGGGTGTTTAATAAAATACGTTACTATTTATATTTGAGTTTGTGTTATTAAGGAGAATTATAATGGCTCGAAAGACTTTACTATCTGAATCGGAAATCCGTAGATTCATGAAACTTGCAGACATGCAACCTATCGGTGGTGAGAGATTAACTGAATGGAATGGAATTTCTGAAGAAGAAGAAGAGTTTTCCTTTGGAGAACCCGAAGGCGACGTGCCAATGGACGAAGAACCTCCTTCCGAAGAAGCTGATTTTGGTGTTGAAGTGGAAGAAGAGCCTATGGATGACATGGGTTTGGACGCTGAAGAAGATGCTGTTGAACTTTCTCCCGAAGCAGCTACAGCACTAGAAGATGCTCTTGGTGTTGCAATGAAAGCATTAAGCGATGCATTGCCTCCCGAGGTGGCTTTTGATGTTGAAGGTGGAGAAGAAGAAATTGAAGAACTACCGGTAGAAGAGCCAATGGGTGATGTTGAAGAGTTGCCAGTAGAAGAGCCAATGCCGGATGAAGAAGAGGCAGCTATGGCACCCTCCCCGGAAATGGGTGAAGAAGAGATGGTAGCTGAAGTTGCCCGCCGGGTTGCTGCTCGTATAAAGAAAGAATCCCACAAGGAGAAGATGGCAGAACAACTCGCTGAGAGAATTTTTAACAGAATTGCCAAGAAATAGTTTGACTAAGTTTAAATAAGTTGTTATAATAAACCACCGGCAATGCTGGTGGTTAATTTTTTTAAGGAGCTTGAATGGAGTGGATCCAATTTATTTTAGTATTTATCTTTGGATATGTAACTTGTAAGACGTTTTATTTTCTTAACGCAACTCGTACTAGTATAAACATAATTAAAACAGCACAACTGTTAAGCCTTGCGATTCTAGCAAAGTCAATGGAACATTTTGCATACGCGAGAACATTCAAAGTGCTCACAATGAAAGAGTCGGGCATTAGTGAACAAAACATTGAATCATTCATCATTCGAACTGATGATGAGATTATCTCATATAAAAGAAGAGCAGTAAAATATATTATTGATGCTCACTCACGATTTTTTAAAGAGTTGCTAGAATTTCATGATTGGAAGTCTGCGATGAATATTTTAGATAGTAATAGTCACGCAGTGCAGAGTTTATTTATTAAGGATGAAAAATGATTAAGCATATAAAACAGAAAATTCTAAGTATTATCGAAGGAATCGATGAAAAGCCTGAAGAAAAGATTATCTTAATCGATCCTAGTGCTCCCGCCAATGCTATTGCTTTGAAAAAGGAACCGGATTTGCGAACTATTGGTTTATTTTGCGACATCAATGAAGAAAAGATTGCCGATGTAATCCACGCTCTGTTCTATTTGAATGAAACAAATAAAGGTTTAAAAGAAGAAGAAAAGAAACCAATTGAATTTTATCTATCGACATATGGTGGTTCTGCTGATGATATGTTCGCATTGTATGATATTATGAAAAAGATACAAAAAGAAACAGAAATTCACACTGTTGGAGCAGGAAAGGTAATGTCTGCTGGTGTATTATTATTAGCAGCCGGCACAAAAGGCAAGCGAAAGATAGGTAGGAATTGTCGTATCATGCTACATTCAGTAAGTGCCGGCAATCATGGCAATCTACATGATTTAGTAAATGAACTTGAAGCGGTTGAAGTTCTGCAGGATATGTATGTGGATGCTTTGGTTGAAGAAACAAAAATGACAAAATCCCAACTTAAAAAAATGCTGAAACGTAAAATTAATATCTACTTATCAGCAGAGGAAGCAATTAAGTTAGGGATCGCTGACGAAATTATGTGAGGAAAACAAATGTCTGAATTATCTGAGATTTTGAGAAAAGAATATAAAAAGAAAGAAAAGAAGAAACCTATTGACTTTTCTATGTTAATGGAGATGGTGGAACAATTGTATGATGCGGTTGAACCAGAGGTGATGGGCGAGGGCATTAAGCCCACTTCCGATTCGGAAGTTGCCGATATGTCTAAAGTATCAATTGAGCAAATGCTTGGAGCGCTGCACATCAATATTGAGCAATGGGGCAATCCAACTGCTGGCGAAGGCGGTGAACATATTGATCGTAAGATACTCCGAAATTATGTTTCAACATTAACAAACAGTCAAAATCCAGATGAGATATTAAAAGCAATAGCATCAAGCCTAGACAACCTTCGCACACAAACACCAGATAGACAAGAGGGTGTATGTAATTTGTCGAAAACAATATCTGTTATTCAATTAATGCACACCCTGTCTCGTATTTTTAAAGAATACGGTCCCACCACTGCTGGGTTTATGATGGAAGGGTTTTTGTCTGCTGTATTTCCTGGTGGCCAAGTTGTGCCAGTTACAGCCGCCGAAGGTATTCAAGATTTTATTATCAAGAATCCTACCGAGCACAGATTCTATTCTCTTAAGAACATCGGCTTAGGTGCTGATGTGACAGGATCGCTAGCGAATCTTATTTTGGGACTAAACGCATCACCAGATGGAGTCATGACGTATTATATTTTTGGTAAGTCTGAGTCAGGAGGTGTACTGGAGAGTTTAACAATTCATAAATTCGATATCAACGAAGAGAATATGAGGGATTTGTTCGTTGATGATGAACACTATCAAATAACACTATTAAGAATGGAGCATGGCGTCCATCTCCCCGGCGCAATAAAGCATTATCTATCAGATAAAGAACTGACTCACAGCGAAAGAAAAGAAGAAACATACCGTCTGAAAGAAAGATTATCAGGAAAGACCAAATTCGCCATCAAAAAAGGACAGTATTCGACTTCCGAAAACCTAGTTGCAATCTTAACAATTGATGATCAGTCTCTCCTTGAGATTGCCAATGAGAGCTTAGGCGACATCAAAAATCAATTGATGGAGATTCAGCAGCGATATGTTTCGATGGTATATGATATGAATAAATATTTATCATCGATGGATAGCGCCAGTGCTGAAAGTTTCAAAAAGGAAGCCATCATTTTCGATAATTCGGTGCAAACAAACGTACAAGGTGACGATTCTTGTACCCCGCCTGAAGATTTAACTTGACAAAGACTTTAAAACAGATTATACTATTAATAGAGAGGTGATATTTGGCAAGAGATTACGACAACAAACAAACTTTGCAACAGAAAATTATGAACGGAGTGAATGTTCTTACAGACAACGTAGCTTCCACGTTAGGTCCCAAGGGGCGCAATGTAATCTTACAAGAAAAAGGAAAGACACCATTTATTACAAAGGACGGTGTAACCGTAGCGCATTTTGTTGAATTGGAGGATCCATTTGAAAATGCCGGCGTTCAGATAATTAAGCAAGCAGCAATAGAGACAAACAACACTGCAGGTGACGGCACAACTACCTCTACGGTGCTCGCTAGAGCAATCTTACAAGAGGCGCAGAAGTACATTATATCTGGCGTCTCACCTTATGATTTACAGAGAGGAATAGAAATTGCTACAAAAGAAATTACAGAAAGACTTAAAGAAATGGCTAGTCCAATTAAGAGTGCTGATGACATCGCTCATATTGCAACCATTTCTGCGAACAATGATGAATCAATCGGAAAACTTATCGCTCTTGCTGTTGATCGTGTGGGTCAAGATGGATCCATTACTATTGAAGAGTCACGCTCTTTGGAGACTTCACTAGATGTTACAGAAGGGTTTCGATTCGATGCAGGGTATTGTGCTAATGCTTTTATTACAGATGATCGTCGTTCTGTTATGCATTACGATGAACCATTGTTTTTGGTAACAGATCATAAAATTTCAGCAGTTGAGCAAATCTTGCCTGTGTTAGAGATGGTTGCGAGAGAGAATCGCCCGCTTGTTGTGATATCGGAGGATATTGAAGGACAGGCATTAGCTGCGATGATAATGAATGCGATGCGTGGTACGTTGAGAGTTGCCGGCATCAAAGCGCCGTTTTACGGAGAAGAACGAAGAGACATTTTGAACGATCTTGCTATATCAACTGGAGCAACTTTTATTACTCGCGAGAGTGGCGCTAAGTTACAAGATGTGAAGATGGTGGACTTGGGCACATCGAAGTTCATTGAGAGCACAAAATACAGCACAACGATTGTTGGCGGCACTAGTAATTTTGAGATGATAGAAAAGAGAATAGAAACACTCAAAAATCTTATTAAAGATACAGAATTATTACAAGAATGTAAAAGGCTCCAAGAGAGAATTGTTCGCTTGGCATCTGGTGTGGCGGTTATTAGAGTGGGTGGCTCAACGGAAGTTGAGATGATCGAGAAAAAACACAGAATTGAAGATGCATTAGAGGCAGTTCGTTCGGCGCAAGAAGAGGGTATTGTCATCGGCGGCGGGTGTGCTCTTCTTAAAGTAACAAATAACTTATTAGTAAAAACAAACAGCCAGGAACAGGCTTTAGGGGCTATTATTGTACAGGAAGCTTGCAAAGAGCCGATTCGTCAAATGGCATTAAACGCCGGCGAGTCGCCTGATTTGATTGTTGTTAGTGTGTTGGAGGCGGCAAAAGATGAGGGATGGGATTTTAAAAAGGGTGAATTAGCAGATTTACTTTTACATGGTATTGTTGATCCGGTGAAGGTAACAAGAGTTGCTTTACAAAATGCAGCGAGTTGCGCTGGAACATTAATTACAACTAATTACGGTATCGTACAATTATAGGATATTTATTATGACAACGATGGAAAAAGGAGATTTATGTTACATTCCACAGAATGTGACATTAATAGATGAATACGATGGTGTTCCAACAGATTTCGTCAAAACAATTAAACCACAAACAGCAGTATATTTAAATAAAGATAGCGAAAATTGGATTAAGGTGTTTTTTCAGGGATCCGAATGGTATGTGCCAAATAAAGAAGTTTACCCACTACAGGAGGGACATAGTGTTAGTTAGATTTACAGAGATTTGCAATAACGGAGTGACATCTACGCAGCAAACATATACTTTGCGAGAAGTATTGGTTAATCCAGAACATGTTATCATGATAAGAGAAGAGACACGTATGCAACGTTTAAATGAGCAAGGATTATTGCATGAAGAATTAGATGTTAATCATCGATTTTCAAAATTGACGATGAATCGTGGACAAACAGGCACAGAAATTGTGGTTGTGGGTGCGCCAGGGATTATTGAGAATACATTAAATAATAATTCAAAACAACTATTAAAAGGATGAGATGGTAATATGAGACAAAGAGTAAATATTCAATATTCAATTGATTTAGAAGAGTTACCTTGGGAAGTGAATTCTTTGATATCACGCGCTAGCACTAAACTAGTAAAAGCATCTAATACTTTATCAGATATTCATCAACGAGGAGCGACAACAAGCCTTTTAACATTAAAGGCGATTAAAGATATATCGTTGCTGCGGGAGAGTTTAGCAAACATCGATTTTATTTTAGAAGATACGACAAATATTATCTCAGGGTACATTAACCATACAACTAAAGATAACTCCCAACAGGAGCTAACACAAACAGCCCAGCCGCCACAGTTAGATAAAGCATCGATGGAGAACCTTCAAGGGATGATTGAACAGTTTAAGCAACAAATAGCAACCGCTAGCGAAACAGATGAAGTCTCCGATAAAGGATAGTGTAAACGATTTCAATAGGTTGCTGCCGACTTTAAGAGAGATGATACCAAAAGGTAGTGTGGTGGATTCTTTTTTGTTTTTCTCTGGTGAGTTGGAGTTTAAACTATCTGAAAGTGGACGATTCATGATATCACATACATGTAAGATGGTGATATATGAATTTTGGCGTTGTGCGGTGGAGGATTCAAAACGCATCGCCGCGATATCGGAATTTTTATATCCGTTTGAACATGAAAAGATATTTTATATAATTCAAGAGAACTGGCCCAAATATAGAGATCATTTCGCTCGTTCAGCGTTGTTTTTCATTCTTAACAGATGTTCGGAAACAGGCAACATATCGTCAGGCAGGTTTAATGATAAAAATTATAATTCCATCGCATTGTCCTATTTGAAGAAATTCAACAAGCCTAAAAACTTTTTTCTCCAGCACGACAAAACGGACAATCTTATCAAAGCAATTGATAATACATCACAAAAGAGCGATTACATATTACTTCCAATTGGCAAATTCAGTTATAATTTGTTTGAATACGGAAAAAGCAAAGGATATGAAATAACAACAATCAACCACAAAGAACTTAACAAATATTTGAACGGCATTGATAAGAAGTGGATAGTACTTTATAAAAAACACCCACAATTATTTCAAATGTATAAGCAACACAACATCACAATGATAGACAAATACGGTAGAAAGACAGACGATAACGACAAATGCGAGGACTTAATCATTGCTAATTTC